CTATTCTACTGCCCATATGTTCCTCTACAAATGGTTCGTGCTGTGGGAGAGAACTCCTTCCAGCCCAAGATTGGCTTCAAGACCAGATATGGTATCGTTGCCAACCCATTTGCTGAAGGTACAACTCAGGGTCTTGGAAGACTCAGACTTAATGCCAACCGCTACTACAGAAGAGTTGCTGTTAAGAACCTCATGTGATCCATATCTGTTCACATTTCAATCAACAAGAGGACCTGCGGGTCCTCTTTTTTTATGCTATAATATAATTAAAAAACATGAATATAAGGGAAAATTTAGATGTAGTGATAGAAAAATATCCTTATTATGAGAGTTTAAATAAAAAACTTCTTGAAGTTACAGATAACTGCGTTTTTAACGATAGGAATAAAAACCATGAACTAGGAACTAAGACTAATGTCTTTGGTCAAAGGACAGGAGGAATGAAAAAGGTTTTCAAAAATAATAAAGAATGTAATTTAATTATAGATTGGATTTTTAGAATTCTTTTTAATAAATATGATCTAAAATTAGGAGAACCTGGAGTTGTAAGAGAAGTATATTATTGGTTTGCAAAATATAATAAAGGTGATTATGCAATACCTCATCATCATGTACCTTTTGCTCTTTATTCTTGGGTTTATTTTATAAATTGTCCCAAAGGATCTTCTCCTTTAGTTTTTACTACAAGTGGTAAAAGGGTTAAAGCAGAAGAAGGTAAAGTGGTAATTTTTCCTAGTCCAGCAATACATCATGTTCCTAAAAATAAGTGTAAAGATAGGATTGTTATGGCAGGAAATATAGAATTTAATCTAAATACCTAAGGAGACCTGCTTTCTACCATGTTTTGCAAAAATAGAATGAGTCTAGAAGACCGTCGTAAATTTAAACTTAAGATGTATAATTTTTGGCAAGATACTTTAGAAGAGAGACTTGCGGGAGTTAATGCAGCCAAATCAAAATTAGAAGAACAAATTAAAAGAGATGCTACTGAAAGGTTGCATGATGATATACGTGAGGACAACTAATGGCTTCTACTAGAATAAGGCAAGCTAAAGATCCTAATAAGAAGGCTTTTAATAATCAAATTAGTAATAGAAATTACTTAGCGCCTACTGGATTTAAATTTACAGTGAGTAGAGCACCTAAAGTTACTTATTTTGGAAATCAAGTAAATATCCCTTCTTTGACTTTAGGAATTGCACAACAACCATCTTATTTAAAGGATATTCCCAGACCTGGAGAAAAAATTGATTTTGAAGATTTGACTTTAACTTTTTTAGTTGATGAGGATTTAGAAAATTATTTGGAAGTACAAAATTGGATAAGAGGAATCGGTTTCCCAGAAAGTTTAGATCAAATATATGATTATCAAAATGATGATTCTAGAACTGTTAAAGCAAAATATTCTGAAGAAATAAATCTTTATTCTGATGGAAGTTTAATAATATTGGATAATGTAAATCTTCCAAAATTTAAAGTTGTTTTTGATGGGTTATTTCCATATTACTTGAGTACTTTGAATTTTGATGCTACTCAATCAGATTTGGAATACTTTACAGCGCAGGTATCTTTCAAGTATAATATATACAATATTGTTAGCATTTAATAATGGTTAATCTGGAGGAAATCCAGAAGATGTGGGAGGAAGATGCAAAAATAGATCCTGATAATTTACATACAGAATCATTGAATGTCCCATCTCTTCATGCAAAATACTTTGAATTATATAATACTATATTCCTTCTGAGAAAGAAAGCAGAGCAGCAAAGGAAGAACATCCGTCATCAACGGTATGAGTACTTTAGTGGGAAAGCAGACCCAGAAGTATATGTAGAAAATCCCTTTCCTAAGAAGATAAGGGATAAAGATACTATGCAGAAGTATTTGGATGCAGATGAAAAATTATCCAGTTCCTCTTTAAAGATTGATTATTATGATACAATGTTAGTATACTTGGAAAGTATTCTTAAGGTGATACAAAATAGAACATATCAAATTAAAAATGCTATAGAATTTATGAGATTTAATTCAGGATTAGGATGATAATAATTAAGGATATTTTTACGAATGAACAAAGAAAAATATTAATAAAAGAATGTCAACCTATGTTGATTGATATGGGGGAAAAATATCCTGGAAAACAATCTCTTCCCACTTTACATATTCATCCTGATTTTATTTGGGCTCATAAAGTGTTGTTGAATAGAATTAAAGAAAAAACTGGCTGGGATATGGAGATTGAAAAATCTTGGATAAATTATACTGATGGGAAAGAGACTTGTTGGCATAGTCATCCTGGATGTGATTATGCTTCTGTCTATTATTTGAGTACTATTCCTTTTTTAAATAGTGGTACTTTATTTGAAGATGGATTTTATAGATCACCTCAAAATAGTATAATAATATTTCCTTCTGCTACACAGCATGCAATGCCTACTTATCCTTTCCCATATTTCAAAAGATATACTTTGGCAATGGATCTAAATATTCTTACATGAATGGGTAAAGTGGATGCAATCTCGAACGTATACGCCTAAGCCTTTAGGGTGGATTGAAACTAAATTAGATGAGCATCATATAGACTTTCTTTGGAAGAGAATTAAAGAAAGTGATGAAAAGAGTATGAAAGGTAATTTGATAGGTAATATCAGTAAAAGTTTTATAATTGAAGATAGAGCAAACTTCTTTTTTAAAAAGGTATTACTTCCTCATATTCAAAAATATAGGATTACTTATCAAGGAGATCCTATTAGGAGCCAGGTTTTTGGTAATCTGGAGACGGTGCTTAATGGATTTTGGGTTAATTATCAGTATAAGCATGAGTTTAATCCATACCATCATCATGGAGGAGTTTATTCCTTTGTAGTGTGGTTGAAAATTCCATATAGTTGGCAAGACCAACATAATTTACCATTTATGGAAGGGATAAAGGAGAGTGATAGAAAAGCATCCGATTTTGAATTTGAATATTGTGATTTATTGGGAGATATTAGGACTCATAGTTATGGATTAGATTCCTCTATGGAAGGAAGAATGTTATTTTTTCCAGCAGCATTAAGACATACAGTTTATCCTTTTTATAATTGTGATGAACCTCGTATTTCTGTAGCAGGAAATGTATGGTTTAAGACAAAATGACTGATTTAACCATACAAAAAATAAATGAAGTATATCTTAAGATAGATACTGAACCTCATATAGAATATGAATTAAGAGATAGATTTACTTTTGAAGTTCCCAATAAAAAATTTATGCCTCAATATAGAGGTAAATTTTGGGATGGTTATGTTCATTTGTTTAATATGAAAACCAAAAGGATCTATGTAGGTTTATTAGATAAGATTGTAGCCTTTTGTGAGAATCACGGTTATACTTATAAATTTGAAGATAACAAGTATTATGGTCTTCCTTTTGAAATCAATAGTATGATTTCGAAAGAGGGAGTAAAGGATTATATAAAATCCATTACTTCTTTTAAAGCTAGAGATTATCAAATTGATGCAATTTATGATGCATTAAGATATAATAGAAAATTGCTTATTTCTCCTACAGCATCTGGCAAATCTTTAATGATCTATGCTCTTACCAGATATTTTGTAGGAAGAAAAAATAAAGTTCTTTTGGTGGTTCCTACTACTTCTTTAGTGGAACAGATGTTTAAAGACTTTGAAGAATATGGATGGGATGCTAAAAATCATTGCCATAGAATATATGCAGGAAGAGAAAGAACTAATGTTAATGAAGTAACTATAACTACATGGCAATCTGTTTATAATTTGGAGAGAGGATTCTTTGAAGACTATGATGTAATAATTGGGGATGAGGCTCATCTTTTTAAAAGTAAATCATTAATCAATATCATGGATAAATTACACCATGCCAAATATAGATTTGGGTTTACTGGAACTTTAGATGGCACACAGACCCACAAATGGGTCTTAGAGGGATTATTTGGTCCATCATATAAAGTTACTCAAACTAAAGATTTGATGGATAGTGGTTATCTTTCTCAATTAGATATTCAGTGTGTAGTACTTAAATATAAACCTCAAAAATTTGATACTTACGAAGAGGAAATTCAATTTTTAATATCTAATGAAAAAAGAAATAAATTTCTGTGCAATTTAGCTGTAGATTTAAAAGGAAACACCTTGATGCTTTATAGTAGAGTAGAATCTCATGGAAAGGTGCTTTATGAAATGATAAATAAAAATGTAACCCATGGAAGAAAAGTTTTTTTCATTCATGGAGGAGTTGATGCTGAAGACAGGGAGCTAGTTCGGAAAATAACTGAAGAAGAAAATAATGCTATAATAGTGGCTTCTTATGGCACTTTCAGTACCGGTATCAATATTAAAAAATTACATAATGTTATTTTTGCCTCTCCCTCCAAATCTCGTATAAGGAATCTACAGAGTATTGGAAGAGTCCTTAGAAAAGGCAAAGATAAAAATAAAGCAAAACTTTATGATATTGCTGATGATCTTACAAAAGGATCAAGAAAAAATTATACCCTAAATCATTTTATTGAAAGGGTGAAAATTTATGTCCAAGAGCAATTTAATTATGAAATTATATCAATCAACATAAAAGGATAGAAAAGGAGGATTTTATATGATAGAAGAGGATTTCTATTGTACACTTAAACTTAAACATAGTGGAGAAGAAATATTTGCTAAAATAGCCGCTTCTGATGAAGGAAATAGAACTTTACTTTTGGTTTCCAATCCTGTAGTGATTGAAGAAGTTAAAATGAGAAATCAATGTCTGGGATATAAATTTGAACCATGGATGAAGACTTCAACTGAAGATATGTTTATTATAAATCTAGATGATGTTTTAACTATGAGTGAATCAGATGATATTGAAATGATTGTATACTATCAAGATTTTATTAGAAGATCTAATAAGAAAAATCGTACCAAAATTGATAGAAAAATGGGATATATTTCTAATATTCATGATGCTAAAGAAGTATTAGAAAAAATATATAATAATAACTAAGATATTCCTTTCATTCTGGACAAACCTATTCTAGGGGTATTTTATGTACTTGTCAACTAGGTAGATTATCTGCTATAATCTATTCAAAGAGAAGCTTATATTATGCCTTTTACACCGGCTTATGGGACGATGAAAAGAACTCCTAAAAGATCAGAACATTACGTTAATAATAAAGAGTTCCTTCAAGCGTTGGAAAATTATTTTGCCGAGGTAGAAAGGGCTCAATTAGAAGATAAACCTAAACCACAAATTCCTAGATATATTGGTGAGTGTTTTTTAAAGATTGCTAATCATTTATCCTATAAACCAAATTTCGTGAATTACATGTTTAAGGATGATATGATTTGTGATGGTATTGAAAATTGTGTAAGATATATTAATAATTTTAATCCAGAGAAATCTAAAAATCCTTTTGCTTATTTTACTCAGATCATTTACTATGCTTTTCTTAGAAGAATATCTCAAGAGAAAAAGCAGTTAGAAATTAAGAATAAGATTCTAGAGAAGACAAATTTTGACGAGGTCTTTGATGCTAATGATCTTGACAGTATGAATTACTCAGAGTACAATTCTATTAAGGATAGTGTGCATTCTAAACTTAGAAGTTAAATGCGTGTAGCGATAATTACTGATACTCATTATGGAGCGAGAAAGGGATCTCAACTTTTTCATGATTATTTTGAGAAATTTTATAATGATGTCTTTTTCCCAGTACTATATTCAGAGGAAATTGACACGGTAATTCATATGGGGGATGCTTTTGATAGCAGACGTGGTATTGAATTTAGATCTTTAGAATGGGCTAAAAGAGTAGTATTTAATCCTCTTAAAGAACAAGGAATTACTATGCATCTCATGGTTGGGAATCATGATGCTTATTATAAAAATACTAATGAAATAAATTCTCTTGACCTTCTTTTGGGGGAATATGATAATGTTATTTCATATAATACTACTACCGAAGTTAAAATAGATAATTTAGATATTCTTTTTGTACCTTGGATAACAGAGGAAAATAAACAACACACTTTTACTCATTTGAGAAATACTAAGTGTGAAGTAGTGATGGGTCATCTTGAATTAAATGGATTCAAAGCAACTCAAGGACATATGATGGAAGATGGTACATCTACTTCTGAGTTTGAAAAGTTTAAAAGAGTTTACTCTGGACATTTTCATTGTAGATCTAATAGGGATGGGATATATTATTTGGGGAATCCATATGAGATGTTTTGGAATGATATAAATGACCCTAGAGGATTTCATATTTTTGATACAGAAACTTTAGAACATACTCCTATTAATAATCCTTATAGGATGTTTTATAAAATTTATTATGAGGATACTCCTCACCAAACATTTGATAGTAGACAATATGAAAATAAAATTGTTAAAGTAATTGTTCGTCAAAAATCCAATCCAACTAACTTTGAGAAGTTTATTGATAAATTATTATCTGCTGGAGTTGCAGATTTAAAAATTGTAGAAAATTTTCAACTTATAGAAGCAGGAGATTTTGAAGTAGAAGAATCAGAAAATACTCTTTCTATTTTGGATAGATATATTGAAGAATCTGAGACTGAATTGGATAAATCTACCATTCAATCTATCATGAGACAGGTTTATCAAGAATCTTGTGAGTTGGTATGATGTTTATTATCACAGTAAATGGAAAAGAAAAAGATGGAGCTTATTCTGTTGTAGATGATGATGGGGAACAGGTTCTTTATATTTTTCATCAGGAAGATGATGCTCTTAGGTATGCTATGCAATTGGAAGAAATTGGATATCCTGAGATGCATGTTATTGAAGTGGAAGATGAGGTGATGGTAAAGACCTGTGAATTGCATGATCATAGATATGCCATTATTAGAAAGACTGATATTGTCATTCCTCCGGAGAACGCACTTGATTTTATGAAATGATTATTTTTGAAAAGATTTCCTGGAAGAATTTTTTATCTACAGGTAATCAATCTACTGAAGTTATTCTTAATAAAAATCCCACTACATTGATTGTGGGTTCAAATGGTGCTGGAAAATCTACTATTCTTGATGCATTGACTTTTGTTTTATATGGTAAATCTTTTAGAAAAATTAATAAGGCGCAATTAGTTAATAGTACAAATGAAAAGGATTGTTTTGTTGATATTGAATTTTCTATAAATGGAGTTAATTGGAAAATTGAAAGAGGGATAAAACCTAATATCTTTAAGATTTATAAGAATGGGAAAGAGATGGACCAATCTCATTCTGCAATAGATCAGCAGAAGTGGTTAGAGCAAAGCGTTTTAAAGATGAATTATAAGTCTTTTACTCAAATTGTTATTTTGGGTTCAAGTACTTTTGTTCCTTTTATGCAATTACCTCCAGGAAGCAGAAGAGAGGTTGTTGAGGATTTATTAGATATTAAAATTTTCTCTTCTATGAATGTTCTTATTAAAGAGAAGATAAGAGGGGTGAGGGAAGAAATTAGAACTTTAGATTTGAAGAGGGATTCTTTGAAAGATAAAGTGGAAATGCAAAAATCTTTTATTGAAGAAGTGGAGAATAGAGGAAAAGAAAATATACAAGAGAAGAATGATAAGATTAAAACTTTGGGTATTGAGGTTGATACTCATATGGAAAGAAATCAATTCACTGAAGCAGATATTTCTGATCTTATTAAGAAGCAAGAGAAGTTAACAGGTGCAGGGGAAAAATTAGCAAAACTTAATAACCTTAAAGGAAAGATATCTAATAAAGTAGCAACTATTACTAAAGAGCATCAATTTTTCTCAGATAATACTGTTTGTCCTACATGTACTCAGGATATTGAGGAAGAGGTTAGGATAAATAAACTTGCTGACGCTCAATCTAGAGCAAAGGAGTTGCAATCTGGTTATAAAGAACTAGAGGAGGCAATTAAAACAGAAGAAGAACGAGAGCGTCACTTTACTACTGTATCAAAGGAGATTACTCAACTTACGCATGGCATTTCTCAAAACAATACTCAGATCGCTGGCTGTCAACGACAAATCAGGGATTTGGAATCGGAGATTCAAAGAATTACCGAGCAACTTGCAAACAGAAATACTGAGCATGACAAGTTAGAATCTTTTAGAAATAGTCTTCAAGATACCTATCAGCATTTGTCTGAGAAAAAAGAAACTATTTCTTATTATGATTTTGCCTATAGTCTTTTGAAAGATGGAGGAGTTAAGGCAAGCATAGTTAAAAAATATCTACCTCTAATTAATCAGCAAGTTAATAGGTACTTGCAGATTATGGATTTTTATATTAATTTTAAATTGGATGAGGAATTTAATGAGACTGTAGAGTCTCCCATCCATGAAGATTTTTCTTATTCTTCTTTTAGTGAGGGGGAAAAATCTAGAATTGATTTAGCACTTATTTTTGCTTGGAGAGAAGTTGCTAGATATAAGAATTCTGTTAATACCAATTTAATGTTATTTGACGAAGTATTCGATTCGTCTTTAGATGGGTATGGAACTGATGAATTTATGAAGATCATTAGGTTTATAGTAAAGGATGCTAATATCTTTGTTATTTCTCATAAAGGTGGATTGGAAGATAAGTTTGCAAAGGTAGCGAAATTTGAAAAGGTGAAGGGATTTAGTAGAATGATAATGTGAGATTATGGCAACTTATAAACATTCTTCTGGCAAAAGATTTTTTTTGATTCATATTCCGAGGACAGCTGGCAGATTCTTACATTACAATATGGTGGATAATGAATTCTATGTAGAACAAAAAGATAGATTTTTAACCAAAAATCCAGTTACTGGGGAAATACAAACTAATCCTCTTACTCCTTGGACAGCTATAGAGAATGCTGAAATTGCTCATTTTCACAGATATCTTTATGAGAAATATTTGGATGTAGAAGGTATTCCTCATATAGCAGTTATTAGAAATCCTATTAATAGGTTTATTGCTTGTTCCATGTTTTTAAAAAAGATGTATGGCGACGATGTTCAAGAGAGGTTAGAGGATCCAGAGATGTTTTTTAAGTTGGTAGGACCTTCCCAACTTAGATATCTTCCTCTGCCCTATGCAGAATCTTGGTTTAGACCTCAAGTAGATTTTATTACCCATAAAACTCATATTTGGAAATTTGAGAGCGGATTTGGGAAAGAATTTGAGAAATGGATCAGTAAAATTTTGGATGTAAAATTTAAACTTAGAGAGTATAAAATTAAGAATTTAGAAAATATGGATGAAACAAATAAAGTAGAAAAGACTGATAAACTTGTTAAGAATATTAAAAAGTTATACAATAGTGATATAGAGACCTTTTATAAGGAGTTGCGTTAATAATGGCAACTTATAAACATTCTTCTGGTAAAAGATTTCTTTTTATTCATATTCCCCGCACAGGTGGAAGATTTATTGAAACTAATTTAGAATCTAATGATTGGAGATGTGAACCTATAACTCGTTATGGTATACCTCATTTTAATCATTCATTTATAGATGATTGTGAGATAACACATTTTCATCGTGAATTGTATGAAAAGTATTTTGATATAGAGGATATCCCTCATATTGCTGTGGTTAGAAATCCTATTGATAGATTTATTTCAGCATCCATTTATTTGACTGAAGCCTATGGATCTAATATTCAGGAGGCAGCTGAAGATCAATCTCAACTTAATGATATGATAAAAGAATTTCCTATGCCAGAGTCTTTTAATTGGTTTAGACAGCAAAATGATTTTCTTTCTGAAAAAACTAATATTTGGAGATATGAAGATGGATTGGCATCTAAGTTTTCTAAATGGATGAGTAGTTTAATAGGAATAGATATTAAGATGAATGCATTTGCCAAATATCCTATGAGTCGTCATGAAAGAACTTCTAGGCTTGTGCCCACTGATAAACTTATAGATAATATTAAAGAAATGTATAGCAATGATATTGATATGCTTTATCCTGAATTAAAATAATGTCTACTTATAAGCATTTA